GGCAAGGCTCGAAAGAGCAAAAGGAGAGAACTATGATAGCATTCTTTCAATGGATCGAAGCTTTTATAGCTGTGGTTCCAACTATAGTTATGGTTTGTTCTGCGGTTGCAGCACTTACCCCAACTCCTATTGATGACGGATGGATGAAAAAAGTCTATATGGTCATGGATTGGTGTGCGCTTAATGTTGGCAAAGCAAAGGATAAATAATGTCCGAAGCAGTAGATAGTCGCAATGAAGTTCAAATAGACCTTGATAAATACATGGCTTTAGTTGAAAAACTAGACAATGCAGAGGATACTATTAAAGACTTAAAGACAGAAGCAGAAAAAGCTAAGAAACAATTGGCTCCTCCTAAGAGAAAGTTTATAGATTTATTCTTAGACGATAATGATATAAATGAAAAATCCGTTATAGGATTTGTCTCTTTTGCACTTATGTGCATCTTCGGTATTTGTGATCTTGTTACTGCATTCTTTGGACAGGATTTAGTAATAAGTGACACAATCTATACCTCCTTTGTTGTAGTAACATTAGGAGCGTTTGGAATATCCGAAGCAGGAAAAGCTTTTGGTAAGTAAAAAATAGTTCTTGACATTTCCTTTCATATTTTATATAATATAAGTTATGAAAAAATTCAAAGAACTAATGAAAAAACGCAAAGAAAAAAATAAGGATAAGGTCTGCAAATACTGTAATACTACAGAAAATGCAGACAATCTTTGTGGCGTGTATAAGTGTTGGATATAATATGAATTTATTCTATCTTGACGAAGACTTAGACAAAGCAGCAGAGTACCATGTTGACAAACATATTGTTAAGATGCCTCTCGAGGCTGCTCAAATTCTTTGCACGACAGTTTGGATAGACAAACTTTTGGGTTTCGTTCCTCGTGCTCTCAATGCAGAGGAACGAGAAGTAATGAACAAAGCGAAAGCTGAGATCAAACATTTACCTCCCGAGGAACGACCCATCCCTTATCTACCAATGATGTATAATCATCCCTGCACAATCTGGGCTAGGGAATCATTGGATAATCATGAGTGGGTTCATTGTTATGCAAACGCTTTGAATGATGAATACCATTATCGCTACGGAAAACTACATAAATCAGTAATGGAAGTAGTAAATAAACTGCCCGATCCTGTAAATCTACCTAGAGTAGGTTTTACAACATTTGGATTGGCTATGCCAGAAGAACTAAAAGATTATGATAATCCAATACAATCTTATCGAGATTATTATCATCTTGATAAAGCAACTTTCGCAGCATGGTCACATCGAGGTAAACCTCATTGGTGGAACGAAGATTTTGCAGATTATGAAAAAAGGATTACAGCAAAGTGAGTAAGTATAAATTCAATGAAGATATCATACTAGAACAGTTAAAAACTTATATAGATTCTACCTATGATGCACATTACAGTATGAATAAGATACAATCTACTGAGTTCATATTTGATGCAGATCATGGTGAAGGTTTTTGTTTAGGAAATGTCATCAAGTATGCACAACGCTATGGAAAGAAAGATGGCAAAAACGAAAAAGATTTATTAAAAATAATTCATTATACAATTATTTTATTAGGGAGTCAACTTGGCAGCAAGGATTAAAAAACACGAAAAATTAACAGAAACAAATATACAGCATGTTATTAACTTATTGGAAGGTGAAAATCCAATAACTAAGAAAGAAGCATGTAGTATTCTTAATATCGCATATAACACAACAAGGCTCAACAATATTATAGATGAGCATAAATCAACAATAGAATATCGCGAGATAAGAAAAGCACAGAACAAAGGAAAAGGAGTTACGGAGGCAGAAAAGAAGACCATCGTGACTTATTATATTGCGGGAGCAAACATTTCAGAAATTGCAAAAGCACTCTATCGCTCCCCAGCATTTATCAAAGCAGTAATAGAACGATTAGGTATTCCACAGAAACTACCTGATTCAGACTATGAAGCAATTAAAAATGCAATGTTACCTGAGCAGTGTGTATCTGAAACTTTTGAAGTAGGAGAAAAAGTTTGGGCAGTAAAAAAGAACTGCATAGCAACTATTCTCCGAGAAGATACAAGAACAAACTATGAAGAAAAATATGGCTCAAAATATTATACTATATGGGTAACAGAAATGGCAGAGTGTGAATCGCCCTATTTTGGATTAGTTAATAATGCAGGGCATTATAGCGGATCACTCGCTTACGACTTGGGAAGTCTTAAACACTTAAACGAATATTTATAATGGAATATTTTTTAGCTTTTTATATCGCAGCAATAATATTTTGTATGGCAAGGCTATACTTTCCTGCATATAGATTTACAGCTAAACTTTTTCCAGAGAGTATGTTAATAAAGTATAAAGTATTAGGGTTTCTAATAACCTTAGTGTTATTTACATTGGCAGCGCCTATACTATTAATAATAGCGTTTTCAGATAAATACACAGAAAACTTTATAGTGACATACGTAGACGAGATTTTAAAACATGACACAAGAAAAAATTAAACTTGAACAAAATTGGGATCACGACCCCGAAGTAGAAGGATCTTATTATGCATCTGATAGAAAACTTAAAGAGGATGGACAAGATTCTTTTGACCCAGAAATAGATTAAAAGGAAAATAAATGAATTACTTATTAGAAGCATTAATTAAAAAACTAGAAGGAGAAATTGCAGTGGCAATCGCAAATATCAGAGTGTATGAGAGAGCTGCCGCAGGGATTGGAGAACATCCAGATATTGTTGAAGCCATTGAAACACAAATAGAAAAAATCGCCAACGCAGAAGAAAAGATTGGCATGATTATCAAGTATTTTTCTGAGTAGGAAATCCTTTTAGTTACCGAAAAATAAATCTTGACAAATGGTTTCAAATTTCTTATAATATAATTATATTAAGGAAATGAGTTATTGAGCGACAGATATTATAATCAAATGCTAGCAACCACTGGATGGGCACCTGGCTATCGTAATACTTTCACTCATAGCGAATACAAACAAAAATTTAACTTTAGGAGAAAACGAATGGCTTGGACAGATGAAAGCAAGCAAGAAGCAATCGACATGTATCAGGAGAGTGATCCTACACCTGAAACATCAATGGAGATTGTTAAAGAAATCGCCGAACACTTAGGAGAATCTCCAAACGGCGTGAGAATGATATTAACAAAAGCAGGTGTTTATGTAAGAAAAACTCCAGCAGCTAGATCCTCTTCAGGTGGCAGCTCAACTGGTGGTGGCGGCAGAGTTTCTGTTTCAGATGCTCAAGACAAACTTACATCTGTATTGAGTGATGCAGGTCAAGAAGTTGATTCAGCAATCATCTCTAAATTAACAGGTAAAGCAGCTGTTTATTTTGCAAATATCGTAGAAGCTCTAAACAATTAGTGTAATTTAACCAACGACCAAGGCAGGTGACTGCCTTGGTTTTTTGCATCCTAAGAAAGTAACCTCTGCAATTTAGCAATACAAAAGAGTTTTCGTTAGACTAAATTGGAGGAAACATGAAAAAGGAAGAGTTCAAAAAGAGACTCGACGAAGCTGGTGATGCTATTATCACTTACCGAAGTCAAAACTCAAGAAAATTAAAATATAATGTTTGCACTAGAGACTTTTCTACTAAGTATATACAAGAGAAAAGAAATAGAGCAAAAGAAACAAATCATACAGTATTACTATTTTGCTGGGATACAGATTCCTATAGAATTTTGCAACCTGAGAATGTTACGAGTATAATACCTCTCAACCGAGTGATTAAGAATGATTGATCTTAACACCCCCGCAATATACGAAAAAGTAATACAAGAAACTGAGCACGAACAAGTGCGTCTTATGGTCTCTACTTTTAGAGATGTCGAATACATATCCCTTAGAAAATATTATTTAGATTTTGACGAAGAGTGGCAACCTAGTCGAGAAGGTATTTCTATGCCTATAGATTTTGATAATACAAGAAATTTATTTGAAGGTTTAGTAGAAATATTATCACTAGCAGAAAGTAAAAGTATATTAGAGGATGAATTTAAAGAAATACTGGATGAAATATATTTATGATAATTTCTGATAAGCATAAGTTTATTTACATTGATATTCCAAAAACAGCAAGTGTAACTTTAGATTCAATTTTTACAGAATATTCTGGAGGGTATTTACAAAGACCTCCAATACAAAGTAATCTTATGAATAAACACTGTCGTGTAGTTCCAGAGCATGCAAAGTATTATACTAAAATAGTTAGTGTAAGAAATCCTTACGATAGAATGACAAGTTTTTATTATTTTTCTGTTGCAAGAAAAGTAGAACTTCAACAAATGGGAGTAAGTACTTTTGATGGCTTTATTGATTATTGTCTAAATGCAACAATAAAACATGATGCAACAGAAGTTAATGGATTAATGTATAGATATTTTCCAATGTGGAAATATGTAAAACCAATAAGTTATAATGTAGTTTTAAAACTAGAATCCTTGCAGCAAGATATTGCTCAGTTAGATTTTTTACCAAAAGATATAACATTACCTATTAGAAACGAAAATAGTCACCCCGCTTGGGAAGAAGTAGAAACTTTAGAAAGAAAAGAAAAGATACAACTTTGGGCTGGTGAAGATTTTGAATTGTTTGGGTATGAAAAATAATTCTTGACAAGTCCTGCTAAATTTAGTATAATATACATATGAAAAATTTAGAGGCATTAATAAATCAAGCAAAAGTTGCTTACTACAATGGTAAGCCTTTTATTTCAGATGAAGTATATGACAGACTGCTTGAGCAATATAATATCTCAGAAACTGTTGGAACAGACACTTTTGACAATAGATATCCCCACGCCTATCAAATGTATTCGCTACAAAAAGTTTATACAGATGATACAACCCCATATTATGATGGAGAAGCAGTAGTTGTTAGTCCAAAGTTAGACGGGGCTGCAGTAAGTTTGCAGTATATTCGTGGAAAACTTAATATGGCTTTGACAAGAGGCGATGGTAAAAAAGGGATTGACATTACAGATAAAATGCGACATATTGTTCCTTGCGAAATATGGACAGATGAAGCAGAAGAAACAAAGATTATGCAAATTACTGGAGAAGTAGTTGCACCAATCAGTATTGAAAATGCAAGAAACTATGCAGCGGGTGCGCTAAACCTCAAAGATATAGAAGAATTTAAAGAAAGAGAACTATACTTTGTGGCATATGGTGTTCAACCCTACCCAACAGATAATTACATAGAAGATATGGATCTTTTATCCCAGTGGGGATTTGAGACCGCAATTGATTCAGACTATACCGACTTCCCCCAAGACGGAGATGTATGGAGAGTTATAGACAATGGTTACTTTGAAAAACTTGGATATACCTCTCATCATCCTCGTGCCGCTTTTGCCAAGAAAACAAAACAAAAAGGAGTAGTAACAAAACTACTTGATGTTGTATGGCAAGTTGGAAAGTCGGGGTGTGTGTCACCAGTAGGAATACTGGAACCAATTAAAATAGGAGACGCCACAGTAAGTAGAGCAACTCTACATAATATGGCAATAATAGAGGCATTGGGATTAGAAATTGGCTGCCAAGTAGAAGTTATAAGAGCAGGCGAAATAATCCCACAAATAATAGCAAGGGTAGAATGATGTATTTACAAATGGAATGTGAGGTATGTGGCATACCTCGATATAAGTGCGACTGCACTAAAGAAGAAGTGATGAAACAATCAGGTAGAGTAGAGTATCACACCTATGGATTAGAGAACAGAGAAGCTGTTGTATTTAAGTATGATGATGGCACTTGGGGATGTGATTACTATGAAAATTCTGTTTTTATTGCTTCAGAAAAATATGAAGGACATAGTGAAGAATATGCAGAGAGTGCTGCAGATAATTACTGCTCTCGAGTAAAGAACTTTGAAAACAATCAAACTTCGTAGAGCAAAGCCACTTCCTACAAATAGTTGTGGAGAGTGTAAGTTCTATGAACCAGTACACAATATAAGTAAAAATTTAACAGAAGGTTGGTGTAGAGTTGCTACACCTACTCTTGTATTATCAGAAGAAACCTGTGAAAAATGGCAAGTACGAACCTAAGAGAAAAGATTGAACTACGCATGCAAATTCTAGAAACAATGATGCACAAGAATATGCATATTCGTGACCCAAAGACAGTAGAGTTATTTTTAGATAGACTTAAGTACTGTTGGGGATCGCTCAATGAAGAAGATCGCGATTTTATTCAAGGTTGTCAGACTGCTTTGGAGGAAAAAATTGAGTGGAGTTTATAATCAAACCTACTTCAATAATCACCCTGAAGAACAAGACAGAGAAGGAGTTCTTTACGGAGTCATTTTAGTAAATACCCGAACCTTTGAGCGCGAATGTATCAAGGTTGGAATCGCTAGTGGCAAAGACTGGCGGCATGTAATCAAAAGAAGTCGTGGTTTTAAAGGCTATGAGTTGCGTATTCAACGAACTTATCACGATACCATCTATAACTGCTGGAAATACGAACAGGAGTTACACAAAAAGTATGAGCATGATAGTTATGCTCCTCAACAAAAGTTTGGTGGGCATACAGAGTGTTTCAATATTAATTCTAAAATTTTATCGGACTTTCCAAAAAATAATTCTTGACAAATGGTCAGTCGTTTGTTATAATATTATCATATTTGGGAGAAAGACAAACATTGAGACAGATAGTACCGCCAACAAATTGTCCAGCATGCAGTAGTGTGTTGGAGTTTGTAAACGATCAACTATTCTGTAAGAACAATGAGTGTCCTGCTCAGTCATTTAAAAAACTAGAGCACTTCGCAAAAACATTAAAAATCAAAGGACTTGGTCCTGCAAGCATTGCAAAACTAGGTCTAGAAGATTATCACGATATTTATTCATTATCCCAAGAAGAAATATCTTTATTACTGGATTCAGAGAAATTGGGTACGAAGTTACACGCAGAGATACAGAAATCAAAGAGCGTCGACCTAATCAC